GAAGGGACTGGTGCGGGGGACGCTGTTTCCCGGGCTGGATCTTCCCTTCATGGGCATGGTGAATCTGAACGAGCTGCCGGAAACGCCTTCGTCCCAGATGCAGGCGCTGGCCTTTGCCGTTCAGGAGCTGGCGCTGTATCTGGACACCCACCGGGACGACCGGGAGGCTCTGGAGCTGTACCGCCGCTACCAGCAGCTTCTGGAAAAGGTGCGGGCGGAATACCAGAAACGGTTTGGCCCCCTGAACCACGGCACGCCGCAGACGTCCGAGAGCTACCAATGGCTGGATGACCCGTGGCCATGGGAATACACGACGAATAAGGAGGCGTAACCATGTTTGTATATGATAAGAAGCTGCAATATCCGGTGAAAATTGCCGCGGTGAATCCCCGGCTTGCCGCCATCATCATTTCCCAGTACGGCGGCCCCGACGGCGAGTTGGGCGCGTCTCTGCGGTATTTGTCCCAGCGCTATGCCATGCCCTTCGATGAACTGAAAGGGTTGTTGACGGATATCGGGACAGAAGAACCTGAACCACCATGATAGATATCATAAAGACAGAGAATATCCCCCGGCCTTCCTTGTAGAAGGCCGGGGGGATGGTTTACTCAGTTATTGTTGCTTCTACCCGCCGCACGGCGTCGGCGGTGGATTCCGCAGTCAGGGGCTTCTTAAATGCTTCGTTAAATTCCGCTACAGCCGCCTCAATCAGAATCTGCATTTCTTCGGCGTCAAAATCAATACCCTTCTTCTTCAGAAGCGCTTCGGCGGTTTCCAGTGCCTTGGCCAGCTTGTCCGCACCGTGAAGCGTGACCCACACCTGTTCCACGAACTGTACGGCCACACGGGCGATCGCGCGCTTGGTGTCGTCGTTGATGTACTTCACGGCCAGCTGCTTGATGGCATAGCCCAGGCAGCCGAAGATCGCGCACAGGATGGCCGCAATGATCTGCGTTCCGTAGTGATAAATGAAATATTCAAACATTGTATGTTCCTCCTTGAATTACTCAGCCAATAGAAATGGCCTTATTTTCCCACTTTTTGTAGGCGTCGAAATAGAGGTCCTTCTTGTCCCCGTTGAAGGTAAGTTCGTAGTACATACCGTCAAAGAGGGTGGTACTCGCAAGCGCCTTGCTATTCTGCAAGGTCTTGCACATCCAGACGATAAAAACATCGTCCTCGGTGATCTTCTTGCCGTCGCTTTTGTCCAAATGCTCATTGGAGTATTCAGCGACGGCCTTTTTGCACAGGTTTAAAAAATCTTTTTCATTCATGGTGTACCCCCAAGATACAAAATATATCGCTCAACCCAGCCCGATTTGAGCCAGGAAAAAGCCTGCAACTGCGGCCACGACCGCCCAAATCAGCTTTTCCACAAGATTGTCCCAGCGCTTTCCGGGTTTTCCTTCCAGCGCCGTGACCTTGCCGTCCAGCCTGTCAACGGTATCCGCGACCTGTTCTTGCTTGTTGGCCATAACCTCCATGGAGGTCGCAAGCCGGTTTATCGCTGCTGCGGACGCCTCCACTTTATCAAGTCTATGACTATTTGATTTTGACCGTTCCTCCACGGCGGTCAGTCTCTGCTCATGTTCTAAATCCATTGATGATACCTCCGACGTTGTTTATGCGTACAAGACCGTTTTACCGTACCTCACTGCGCACTCATGCTCGATAACGCAGCCATTGTAGAGTTGCCAATCCTTACAGAAGTACACAACATCGGCTTCTCCCAGCCGCTTAATGGATTCTCCAAGATGCCACAAGGGAGCGGCCTGGGCAGGGGCATACTTGAAAAAGGAATCGATAAGTTCTATTTCGACCTTTGCGGTGTCAAAAAGGCCGACAACAGCAGCTCTTTCAGATTCAATGTCATCGTTGGTTCTGCCCTTCATAGGCTGACTAATAAACAGCTTCAGCTTAGTTTTCATAATTATCCCCCCTTCCTCCTGTCATTCCTCTTCCTTTATTCTTTCCACCGGGCATACCTGGGGCGGGTGTCCACGTGAATCCCCCAGTTGTAAAGCCCGATACCACCGGTGCGCCCCATGACATCTTCTGCCACGGCTTTCATTTGCGCCGGACTTACTGCGCTGTGCAGATCCGCCGCAAGCCCGTACAAATGCTGAGAATTGGCCACACCGCCGACCTCCGCATTGTGCGCCGCGCACCGCACGCCGGAACCGCCGCCGTCCACAATGGAAATCGGGATACCCAGCCTGTAGCGGATCTCGTCCACGGTTCGCACAATGGATTCCTGCGGCTCCACCGGGAATCCGCCGCAGCGGCCGCAGGGGCAACGAAATTCGGCGCGCTTGAAATACCGGATATCCTTCCACCAGTCTGCGCCGCCCTCCGTCCCCTGGGTGTCTTGGGGCTGTTGGGGCGGCTCTCCGGAAGCAACGACCTCCCGGATACGTGCCTCCGTCCCGATGCCGAATATCCCATCCACCGTAAGCCCGTAATTACGCTGGAATGCCTCGGTGGCGCAGCGGGAGTTATCGCCCCAAATACCATCGACTTCCCCAGTGTAATACCCAAGGTACAGTAGCAAGCATTGCTTTTGCTTTACCGTCATACGTTCACCTCTTTCCAGCCCTGAGGATATGCGGACGGCGACCATACATTATTGTCCAACGTGGAGCGGTACACTTTACCGCCTTCCGTGCAGCAGTCGCCCTTATTATAGGGGCTGGTAGACATGGCGACGAACGGCAACGCTTTTGCTGGGTCGGTGCTCCAAGCAAACCCCCACTGTGCAGGAAGTTCCTCTGGCTCCTGGGTGTAGATAGTGCTGTCATAGGGCTGCACCAGCCGCACCACACGGCCAGCAGATGATCGGCACACAAACCCAACCTTACGCTCCAGCATGTTTTTGTTTGCGACAGCAGCCTTGAAACTGGGGATGTCGCTATCCGTCGCGTTCAGTTCGGTGCCTGTCATGTCCGGGGCTTTCTCCTGCAAGGCAAGCGCGTTCGCCCGCCCCTGAGCATACATGATGCTTTTTCTTTCCTCTTGTGTCATACACTGTCAACCCCTTTCTTATAAGCTTCATCCAGCTCTTTAAGCCGTTCCTCACCGCCACTGGCTTTCATTTCTGCAATCGTCTTCAACGCCTCTTCCAGCGGGGTGAGGATTTCTGCCCCGCCCCGATAGAATTTACCATTGCTGTAGGTATCGCCGATTCCTACCGGGCGGTCTGCGGGGTTGATGAGGATATCGGTTTCAGGCTCGGAATCGGAACACCACAGCATATTAGCCACAGTGCCGTTTTCTATGAGTGCCATTGATTTTGCCATTATGCAGCCCTCCTTGCATTGCGGGCGATTACGATACCGGAGCTACCAGCACTACCCTTTGTGTTAAAACCACCACCGCCACCACCATTTCCGCTATTGGGAACCTGATTTTCCGGGGCTTTACTATAACCACTTGCACCATCTCCACCTGTGGCATATAGTTTTCCAGCAGATTCACCAAATTCTCGTGTAGTAGTGCCTTGGCCAGTGCCACCAGGTCCTCCGCCATCGCTCCCATCTACACCACCAGTACCGCCTTTACCTCCGCCGCCAAACCCGGCTTTTCCGCCACCCGATCCGCCATTACCACCCCTCTCACTCGTGCCATTATTTCCATGAAGCGCAGTTTTATCAAAAGCTTGTGCATCTCCACCAGCGGAGGGAACGGATATGCTATAATCTACACCAGCTTTAATAATAACCGATTCAGTTGTAGTAAATCCACTTCCGCCACCTGCACCTGACCAATATCCGCCTGTATCTGAGTTGTTTTGACCTTTACCGCCATCTCCCCCTCCACCAACGAGGAAGACGTCTAATTGGCCATTCCAACCATTTAACTTGGTAAACGTCAATGTACCAGAGGTTAAAAATCTAATCTTCCAGTTGTTCTTCCAACTTGCGAAATCAGAAATAGGATTATCGCTGTCATCGACAACCTCATAATCTCCGGTGTAGGTAAACTCCGGGGTAATTCGATATACGATTGTGACGTACTCTACGGTCAGACGGGTAATGGCAACGTCCTGAGTTGCGCTGTCTCCGCCCTTCGTGGATGTAATCGTCCACGTGCCCAGGTCAAGCCCGCCGAATGTCCAGACACCATTTTTCTCAGTGGCCGTCTTCGTGGTAGACCCCATCTTGCAGGTTACAGTGGAGCCTGTGGGGGCGGTCACGATTATTGTCGATTTGTTGGGGCTACCGCCGCTGACACCAAATCCCTCTAAGTATGCGAATACGTCAGCCATTATCGCTTCACCTCCACCTGAACCGGAATGTTCGTTTGCGGCTTGTCCTCAAGGCAAACAAACGTGATGGTTCCGGACCCCGGTTTCGCATAGCTCACGGCCGCGCAAGCTTCCCGCAGAGCAATATCCGCATCCGCCACCCCGGAATATACCGGCGTGATATACGGCGGTTTTCCGGTAGTTACCCCCGCCACGGCAACGGTTTGAGTATAGGGGGCGCTGGCCGACCAACCGGCGGCGGTAAGCGTGGCCTGAACGATTTGCGTCAGCTCCGCGCCAATGATCGCATGACCGCCCATGTTCAGGTCGCCGGTCATGGTATCGCCGGATTTCATCAGGTACGCCGTTCCAGCCTTCACGGCATCAATTTCGGCTTGAAGCGCCTGAATCAGTGCCGTAACTTGAGCATTTATGGCAGCAGTGTCCACCTTGGTTACTGACTCGGCCATAATG